TTCTCACCGGCATCGTTCTCGGTGATTTTTGCGTAATACAGTCTGTCAAGACCGATGGTCGCCATAACTTATTCCTCCAAATCGTAGATTTGCGCCACATCGATGGCGTAGTGATGGTAGCCGGTCTCGGCCTCAAAGCCGATGTACCGGCGGTCGGTAATATAAAAATCCGCACCCAGCAAGGCACGGACAAGGTCATTTTTCATTTTGGTGTAGCTGCCCTTCGTGAAGAGGGACAGCCGGGCCTCCTGCGTTTCACAGCCGGGAGCGTTGTCGGCGTGAAGCTCGAAGCTGTCCGACAGCGGCGTGATGACCAGATAGGTGTCCGGAGCTTTGCCGGAGAACACACCCGTTTCCACTGGAACACCGCAATGCTCGGCGATGGTTTGTAAATCGGATAGCAGACTCACAGCTTTTCCACCTCCTCGTCCAGTGCCTTGGTCATGGCATCGATGCACTCCTGCCGAGATGCCGTTTTCGCAGGTTTCAGAAACGGTTTTGCAGGCTGACCGTGCTTGCCGTATTCGAGAATGTTGGCAAGTTTGGCGTTGCTGCCGCCGTCCGAGCGAGGCTCAGCGAAACCGACCTTGATGTCGTGGTTGCCGTCCCGGTTCAGCTTGGAGGGAGAAAGGCCGAGTGCGCCTTCCAGTTCGCCCGTGGTGCGGGATTTGAACTTTGTCCCTCTGCCGATAACGGAGGAGAGATTGCTCTTGACCCTTTTCAGCACCACCTCGCCACCGGCCTGCAGGACGGTATCAGCCACGCTGTCAAAGTTGCTGCCGAGCTTGGAAATCTTCAGGAGAAAATCCTCCGGCATTTTCATATCGCACTTAGCCAACGGTCGGCACCTCCTTCTTTGCCAGCACCTCAATGTACATCCCACGCCCCTTTACATCCTCCACGGACACAATGTCGTAGCGACAGTCATCGCAGATGAGAAACTGGTCGGTAGTGACTGTCAGCCCAGGAATACACCGAAAGCGGAACAGGTCGGTCGCTTCACTGAACGCAGCGAGGTTTGCCCAACGCTGACTGCCGTGCCGACCTTCCCGGTACACACGGACGGAAGCGAGGACTTCATCCTCGGAATGGGTGAAGCCCTCGCTGTCCTTGACTTGGCGGGTTTCCACGATATCGGCAAAGCCGTTCATTTTTCCGAAGCTCATACCTGCCACCGCCTATCCAAGCGGAGCAGCAGATTGACCGTGTGCCACACCTGCTGTGCCGCTCCGGTGTTGTCCGCAAAGAAGCCGCCCGTGCTGCCGTCCCGGCTTTCATAGAAGTGGGACGACAGTATAATGACAGCTTGCTCTGTAGTCGGCGGCATGGGGTTCTCCTTGTAGTAGCCCTCCGGGATGTGCTGATAGCTTTCGGCGTAAGAAACAGCGGCGGTGATGTAGCTTTTCAGTAAGGCATCATCCGCCGTATGTTCCAGTATGAGGTTGGCTTTCACTTTGGAAAGAAGCTCGTCCATCACCGCCGCCTCCTTCCTTATTCGGTTTTCAGCTTGAGAATCTGAACGGATTCGGGGAGAATAAGTTTGCCGTCCACACGCTCCTTAGCCACGAAACCGATCATACCGTTGCCCGCGAACAGCTCGTTGAGCTGCTTGAAGGAACGGATGCCGCGGTCGCCGATGTTGTAATAGCTGTAATCACCAAAGGCAATCGCATCAGCAGGCGCATATGCGGAAGTATGGACGGTATAGCCGAGGATGCGGTCAGGTTCATCCGCCTGATAAGAAGGCTGCCAGATATAAGCGCCGTTGTTATCCTTCAGTTTACGAAGCTGTGCAAGCGTCGCATCATTCATGATGAAGGATGCACTCTTGCGGTAAGGCCGCTTCAAACCATAAACCAGATCGAGCATATCATCGGACTTAATTGACGCAGTCAGCGTATTTACAACATGTCCACCTTTTGTGGAATCGAAAATACCCGTAGGCTTGCCGACACCGCTGCCGTTGAGAAAAGCATCCTCTTCTGCATTTGCCAGTGCCTTACCAAACTGGGTGATGATATAGCTTTCCAGATTGAATGCATTGTCATAGAGCAGTTCCTCCGTCACCTTGATGGCAACGTGAAGCTTGAAGGCATCAAGGAAGGTCTGGTCGAAAGTGGCATCACCGAACGTCAGTGCACCGCCTTCTTCAATCCATGCGGCGGCAGGTTTCGTTGCTGCGATGTTGATCTTGTGTTCGCCGGAAGTGGTAATCTTGGTCGCAAGACTGCGCATGATGTTCTCTTCCTCGAGCACATCGATCAGTCTGCGGTCATACTCAATCGGAACAAGGTAGCCGCCGTCAGCATCCACACCCTCGGAAAGGACATCGGAGATCTGACGGAAGTTGGTACGCATCGCAGTAAGCATTGCCTTCTTATAGGCATCAGAAGCACGGCCTTTCTTTTCCTCCGACTGTGCACCCATCACATAAGGCTTTCCGGTAAGTGGAGAATTGACGGGCTTGGCGAGTTCTGCTTCACGGGCATCCGCTCTCTGCTGACGGGAAATGGCATCAGAGAGCTGCTCAAATTCAGTCTCCATCTTTGCATAGGCGGCAGCATCCTCTGCGGACAGTTTGCCGCTTTTATCCTCATGAGTATCCACGAAGTTTCTCATCTGACCTACCAGGTCAGCACGATTCTTAATCATCTCAGAAATATTCATTACGAATTCCTCCAATCAAATAATCTTTTCGATCAGGTCAAGGCGGTCACGCAGTTCTTTTGCGGAGCGGCCATGGTCTGCATCTTCCGGAGCAGGAATATCAGCCTGCCCTCTGGGCGTTTTTTCAGATGCGCCGTACTTGGCAGTCATCTTGTTCATAAGCACATTGGTCACCGCCTTACGGGAAAACATAACATCGGTGACGGCATTCTCATGTTCCAAAGTGTCGGATGCTCTTTCCAGAACACCATCCGCAAAGCCGAGTTCCACAGCCTTGCCTGCATTCATCCATGTTTCTGCATCCATAAGGCGGGACAGCTTTGCACGGGACAGTCCGGTCTTTACCACATAGGCATTGATGATGGATTCCTTTACCTCGGTCAGCATATCAATGGCCTTCTGCATTTCCGCATGGTCACCCATAGCAATCGTTGCTGGATTATGGATCATCAGCATAGCAACCGGTGACATAAGGACTTTATCACCGGCCATAGCGATAACAGATGCTGCCGATGCTGCGATGCCATCAATCTTTACCGTGATATGCCCCTTGTAATCGGAAAGCATGTTGTAGATCTGCGCCGCCGCAATACAGTCACCTCCGGGAGAATTGATCCACACAGTAATATCACCGCCGCCGGATTCCAGTTCATCACGGAACAGCTGTGGGGTGACATCATCGTCAAACCAGCTTTCCTCTGCGATAGTGCCGTTCAGTGTGAGAATTCTCTGTTCCGGCTGTGTCTCCGTCTGATTCTGATTCGTCCAGTTCCAAAACTTCTTCATCGGAATTTCCCTCCTTTCCATTTGCCGCAAATATACCCGCATCTTGCAATTTGGTCATGTTGCCGTTAATGAGATAAAGGTCACCGCCGAGTTCGACAGGAATACGGTCAAGATTTTCAAGCTCTCGGATGTCGTTTGCGGACATCCAGCCGTTCTGTCTGCCAATGGCATAGCCGTTCATGCGGCTCTGATAATCACCTCGAAGCAGACCATCCACATTGAACTTGATAAAATATATGGATTTTTCCTCTGTGGTCAGAAGGGAACGAATCATACTCTGTTCCCATCGAGATACCCATGGGTCAAGGGTATATTTCACAAATTCCAAACTTTGCTGTTCAATATTAGAAAAGCTCGATTTTTCCAAATCTCCGACCATATGCGGCGGGACACGGAAAATTCGAGCGATTTCATTGATTTGGAATTTTCTTGTTTCCAAAAACTGTGCTTCATTGGGAGAGATAGAGATCGGCGTGTATTTCATACCTTCCTCCAGCACCGCTACTTTATTGGCATTAGAACTGCCTCCAAAGGTTTGTGTCCATGACTCTCTGACACGTGATGGATCTTTGAGCGTTCCCGGATGCTCCAGAACACCGCTCGGCGCAGCACCGTTGGCATAGAACTTACTGCCGTATTCCTCGGCGGCAATTGCAAGCCCAATAGCATTCTTCGCCATGGCAATGGGACTGTACCCCACAAGACCGTCAAACCCAAGCCCGGGAACATGAAGGACATCGGACGGTTTCAGGACTACAGTACTGCCTTTCATGGTTGGTGCATCGTCCGAAGAAAGGCTATATTCGTAATACAGCTGTCCATGTTCATCTCTGTCCACCTGCATCCGGTCCGGCATCAGCGGATATAGACCGATCACTTCACCCTTGCCGTTGCGGATAATCTGCGCATAGGCATTGCCCCAAAGGAGCAGATGTGTCATCAGCGTTTCTCGGAACACAAAGGATGTCATTTCTGGGTTTGGCTCATCATGAAGCAAAAAATAGAGCGGATGGTCAAGCGCCTTCTCCTTACCGCCGCTGTCATTGTACTTATAAACATGAATAGGAAGGCTCGCCACCGCCTCAGACAGAATTCTCACACAGGAGTAGACCGCTGTCATCTGCATGGCAGAGCGTTCATTTACCCGCTTTCCGGCGGCACTGCCGCCCATGAAAAAACTATAGGCACTGCCGGCTGTA